ACCACTAATAAATACGATTTCATCTACCGCTGTAGAATCGGTGGAAGAACCTGCTCCACCGTCACCACCAGAGGTGTATCCTACGATAGTATCTTCATCCGTATTATTAGCGATGGTTACAGCATTAGAACCAACATCTACATTAATAAATGTTACGTTCCAACCTGCTCCAGCTGTAGCTGCTAAAGGTAAAGTAATTTCGTATGCACCACTATCTTGGTCGATACCAAATACCTTTCCTGAATCCGCAGCAGTCATAGTACGAGCTACTGTAATAACTTCATACTTATTAGCTAAATCACTAACACCACTATTTTCATTCAAATAATCAGCTCTCATAATTAAACTCCTTACAAGTCTTCGATGCTGTACATCATATGAGACTCTGGTAATGTCACTTCAAGACCAGCTTCAGTAAGAATCATGTCTTTGCGAAGGTCTTCATCGTCAGATTGAACATTAGTCGTAATATAAGTATCACGATTAATACCATTTCCGACAAGAGGACGATAAGCAAGTTTGCTCATATCAGCAAACAGCATAAATCCACTTGAAATGCCACGGAACAGAGGTTCTTTTACAAGATGCAACGCTCCATGAACGGTCTCGATGGTCATTATCTTATGTCCAAACGCTCCTTCTCTTTTGTCAAAGTTGTACCTGCTGGCACCACCATATCCAATAGAAGCATCCATAAATGCACCGTCACCGAGTTTGTTAAAGAAAGTAATTACTGGTAGACTAGCGAGAACAAGTCTGTCCCCACTTCCACCCCTTGCTGGGTCGAACACAACTTCAAGGTCTGATAAAAGTTGGTCATAGGTTAAAGCGCTAGATGCGAGAGAACGCAAATATGCTTTACCTGATGAATAACTTAAATCGCCTGAATCTGTAGCGTCAGTATTAACTAATATGTGTCCAACAAGCCCTTCTGTATACTGAATGCTTCCCTGACGAGCTTTTTGTGAAAAAAGCATGGCACGTTCAATATCGACCTTATGCTCACGAAGCTTAAGTGCCCAAATACGCTGCCACTCATTAGGATAACCCCTATATCTTGTAGCGATTGCTGTATTTGTCATTTCAGCTGCAGTTTTGAAAATCTGCGTGTAGCCGTAATTGTCGTCTATTTCACTTGACCAAACATCAGGAGCTCCAGTTCCTTCAGCAAAAGAAGTACCAATAACTTGGCATCTATTATTGTCTTGCAGTTTATTATAATCTGTACCACCATCAGAATGGGAAACACTAATAACTTTACCTGTAAAGGTAGTATCAGCTCCACTATCTACTGGCGCAGATTCAACTCTAACAATAACTTGAGCAGCTGCTTTATCAGCTGCGTCCTCAGCGCTACCATCAGCAGTCTCTACTGCAAAAACCATTCCTTTTATTAACCAATCGATAGAAGCGGGTGAGCTAGCAGCATCATCAACTGCCATTGTATATGTTGTTCCAGCTGAAACAGCAGAACCTCCATTTACATTTCCATCTAGGCTAAAATCACGACTAGTCCAGTCGATTTTAGAACGGTCTTCCAAGTAACGAAATACTGAATCATCAGTAGGTACTTTACTTACTTTGCTTAAGTATACAAAAAAGGGCGATTCTTCTGGTGAGAGGTCTGCTACTCTGTCTCCAAAGTTATATAATCGTCTTACATCAGGCGTAGTACCATGGGCAGCCGCGTGACTATATGACGAAGCTTGGACGACATCCGTAGATTTTACTCCACCTTGATTAATTGCCATTTTACACTCCTTTGTTATTTAAGATTTACGGTAATCTTCCATGAACATTTGCTCCCATAATTCCATCCCAAGCTGACTCCTCCTCATTTTTTGGACGAGTTCTTGAGTCTTGGCCTTGTATGGCCCCAGGACTTGGGGGAGCTTTCTTGGAAGCTCTTACCGCTTCAAGTGAGTCGTAAACGCCTTGAGATGCTTTTTTACCGTTGACATCTTGCCAAAGTTTTACAAGGTTATCCAAACCGACATTTTCTTTCGGTTGGGTAACGAACTGTAAAAATTCTTTAACATCGTCATCGGGCATCTTATGAACGTTCTTTAACTCATTTATTGTGTTATTCAAGGCAATATTCTCATTCATTTGAGACATATGACCTTCAATAGCACGTGACACCGACTGATTCTCCTGAGATACTCTCATTTGATAAGACGGCGAATCCGGCTTGTAATAGGCGTCCCAAGGATTAAATTCTTCCTCGGATACCTGTGGAACTTGTTCTCTCTGCTGATTAACAGTTGCGGCCTGATTGTTCTGCTGCATCTCCACCGCAGTACCAAGAGCATCTTCAAGCTTAGTCAAACTTGACTGTGACTTATCATATAATGATTGCCACTTTTTGCTTTCGTCCTCCCAGTCTACGTGTGAAGTCTCGCTATCCGAAACAGGCTGAGTGACACCTTCGTATCCCGACTCAGTAAATGCACTATTATCATCAGCAAAAGGATTGGTTTCATCAGTCCCAGCTATAACGTCATCAATAACGCCCTCGCTGGAATTTGCTTCAGCTATGTAATCTTCCATGATTCTCCTTTCTACAATGTTTCGAGTTCTTCAGGAGCAGAACCGGCGCCTTCTTGCATGTTTTCTACAATAGGCTTCAATTTCTCCAACTCGAACTTCACTGTATCGGCAAACTTATTTGTTTGCACTTTCTTTTCTGCTTTCGCGTCTGACCGTACTTCAGATAAGTCTCGTTTGAATTTCTCAACCGCAACCCTCTTCTTGTCTTGGACAGACTCCCTTTGTGCCGTTTGCAGGTCTCCCCGCAATTCTTTAACTTGCTGTTGCAACTGTTCATTAGCTTGTTGCAACTGAGCAATTTCACTCATTCGTGACAAAATACTTTCTTTATCGAATATCTCTGGATTCTTCTTCAATACTTCTGTTCTATCAACCAACCCGGCCTGGTAAGCTTCAAAGTATACACCATACTCAGCCCACTTACTTGTTGGTAATGTAGAACCTGGTTCAATTCTAACGTCATGTTGTCCAATATTGTTCCTGTCTTTTGCAATATCAATTACTGTTTGATTCATATCGCTGTACAACATATTCACAGATACTTCATTAATATTGTTATTTGGTTGTATCAATCGAAACATCTTTTGGAATGTATAATGACCCTTAGAGAATGAATACAACAACCTTCCAATAATATTAACACTAAATTCAATATCCCTTAATTTTGACTTTGGACGCTCAGAACCCAACATCATCATACGTTCCGTACCACGAACTGTATCAGGAGCTTTCTCAGCAAATCCATGCATCATCTCAGGAAGACCAAAGATAAAATCTATATAAAACTCAGCTTGTTCAATCAACCGATAGAACTCAGAAGCTAACGGTGTTGGAGCTGGATAATGTGGTTCACCCTGAGAAGTATCAATTTCAATGACTGCATTTGGATTTGCCCAGTCTCTTTCTAACTGGTCAAGTCCATTGATAGCACTTCCCAAAGGAACTAAAAGTTTTAACCCGGCAGAAGCTTGAGCGTGTGACAAAGCTAGAGACCATAATTTATTAAGTAGTCTCTGCATTGGTCGAGTTCTTGATACATCCGATTTTGGATACGGAGTACCTGACCATATATTCGGTAAAGGAACAATAGGATAAACATCAGTATTGAGAACAGTTTCATATAGAACAACCTCACCAACAGTCGCGACAACACCAATGCGAGTCTGAAGAACTTCTTCAAAACTCATTAACCCACGCTCAAACACACCGGGATTTTCTTTTAGAAAGGTAGCGAACTCTTCATCACTAAGAACCATTTCTTCACCACTACGTGAATCGACTACACGATAAAACGGTACTTTGGTCTTAAAGAACCTTTCAAGTATTTGATATTTTTCAGAACTAAAATTATCTAAATCTTTCGCTTCAGCGGGAGTCTTTATAGACATAGTATTCTTATTCTGAGCTTCTGGGAAATCTTCTTCTGAGTATGAAGAAATCTCCTCAATGAGACCTGGTACTAATTCTCCAGTCTCCTCATCTATCTGGGCCCCTAAGAACGGATATAAATTAACAATTTGGTCACCAGTCAGAATAGTCGATAATATAATTGAATCAGCATCCTGAAAAAATCTATCGCGAGACGATGGTGGTACATAAACACGGAACGGATTAACTGAAGTAAACTTAACCTCGCCCTTTCCAAAGTCTGCTTCATGGTCAATATAAACATATAAATATCCGAGCCCCGTAACAGCGTAATCATGAATAGCATCCTTCATATGGACATCGCCGCTTGATACCTGCCATACATAACCCAATATTGTTCTCCAAGCAGAAGCTACCTTAGTATCAGAGTCTTCTCTTGGAATTGCTGTAAATACAGGAGGTTTCGCTGTAATAACGCTTTTTAACTTTTCAATAGCAGGTGATATCCTATCCATTGCAACGTCTGCCTGATTCCGAGATTGAAGTTCCTCAGATTCAGCGTTAGAAAAGTGGTTGCCATGATAGAAATCTATATCACTGCGAGCTTCTATTTCCCAATCAGCTCGAGCATCCCGCCACCGCCTATGCAGTTCTTGGTTCTCTTTTGCTGATGGATGTTGTTCTAATGCCATATTAATGTGACTTACGCTTGGAGGTTAAATTAAATATAAATACATTGCAATCAAAGGAAAAAACGCTAAAATCGTCTAAAAGTTCCATTTTATCGCCTAGCACCTGTCATCCAGTTGTAATATCCCTTTAATTTGCTACCACCTTTCTTACCAGAACGCATCTCAGTTACAGAGATTGCAGTACTGAGTGGAGCCTTTGAATAATAGTCTGCATAGTATAATCCATCCATAAGGTCATCATTCTTAGGAACAGGATGTTCAAACATCTCATCTACCAATTCAGTCATTTCCCTACGAATATATAATTTTTTACTATTTACAATCGGGCCAAGTGAAGTTTCTAATCTATCAGCCTTTTTTATACCTGATGGTGGTTTTACACCCTTAAAGATTCCTGGTATCAATCTTCTGTCGGATGCAGCCATTCTTGTAACCATATCACGTACCATCTCCTGAGCAGCAACTGTTTCTATGGTAACTCGTCTTACAGGAGTATATTTACGAGCCATATCGATAATTTTCTGTGGTAAATCAAATGTTGGTATTCTTTCACGATAATACTCTAGTACATACCGATTCTTGTTAGCATCAACCCCAATTACCATAATAACCTGAAAATCAGAACGTTGTGTTGCTGTAGCCGCTATATCAACCCCAATATAAACATTAATTGGTATTGCTTCATTTCGGAGTATAAGATACGAATAATTATCAATCGACTTAAATGCTCCATCATGATACTGTATTCTATCTGTTTTGAACGCTGCTGATGATAAATCACGAGCATCATTCATATATTCCTGTGCAAACTTGTTTACAAGGCCAGCTTCTATAAATTCACGTTTTTTAGACTCTAACTTAGAAACTGGGAATTGTTCAGGCCAAATAGACTCCCCATCCTGTAATGCTCGATAAAATGTCACATCCCAAGGATATTCACGCTCTTCACGTTTTGCAAGTTTATGACCATCAACAACCATCTGTAGAAAACTGTCATAGTGGACAATCGTACCACATAACCATATCCACCCCTCTTTACCAGGAGATTCCTCTAAAGCAGGGTAGACAGTCGAAACAATCCACTTTTTAATCTCTGCTCGTCTCTCAGGTGTCTTTGTATTCAATTCAGACTCAAAGTCATCAAGAACAATACCAGTATAACGTACATCAATCTCAGTACGACCACGAAGTCTCTGAGATGTACCCTTAGCAATCAATCTATCACCCTTTGATGTAACAATGTCCTTCTCAGTCCACCTATTACCAACTGAATCACCAGCAAGGTTTCCAAAGTAGTATCTTATCGAATCATTATACTCAAGATGGCTTTTAACATATTTAAGATGGTCAATAGCCTGACCCTGTTCTTCAGCTACCCACGCCATGAATTGCCTATGCCCCTTTGGAGAGAAGACAATTTTATGTAGAATAGCAGCCTTTGAAAGAATAGACTTCCCAAATCCTCTTGGAAGAATATTACATATACGGGCTCCAGGGCTGGTATCAATAAGTTTTTTACCCACTTCCTCATGGAATGAAGGAGAAGAGCTTTTGTTAAGGAAATCAGCTGGTAGGAAAGCCCGGCCAAAATAAAGTAAATCGCTATAAGAACGAGCAAGAACCTCATCCTTATCCTTTAAACCTGATATTAAATTTATTTCTTTATTCTCTACCAATTAAGCATACCCTTTTATATCGGAATAAACATCCAAATCTCCAATATCGATTAAATTATCATCGTAGTCATATAATGATGTACATTTAGGACAAATCCACCCGGCAACCGAATTGAACAAGTCCATCAATACAACTTTCTGATTATCAACCAATGCTTTGTCACAAACGATACATCCAGCTAATTCACTGTGTATTCCTACATCACGAAGGGTTAGGCTTGTCGTTGATTGTTTTTTCTGCATGTCCAATTACTTTTATATTATCTGTACTTATACGTTTTAGTTGGTCTTCGCTAAATCCTTGGAATACAGTCAAAGACTCTGTTTTCTTATCATTCGGGAACATTCCTGCTATTTTCATCAAAAGCTCAATAGCCCTTAACTTATCACCATCCTTGCCATCAAGGTTATCAATAACATTCTTAGTCATTTCTAGCAAGTAGTGTTTAGACGCTCCTATATCACTTAAAATTACTTCTATCTCTTCTGTAACCAATTTTTGTATCCTTTCGGTTTTTAACAGTCCACGAGCTGTCTCTTTAGCATATTGATGCCTATTTGTTGGAAATACACGTAAATACGCATCTGTTGGACTCATTCCCTTCGCAACATACTTTGCAAACAGAAATTCATTATTTGTTGGTTTTTCACGCTCTTCACGAAGCTTTTTACAGAACTTCTTATTTGAGAACGAATATATGTTCTTGGGAGGCATTCCGCCCATATCGACATTAGGATTCGTAGTATATGTCCCAAGTATCGTTCTAACATAGCCCATTTCACTACCAGAAGCCGTTTTCATGGTACTACGTCTTAAAATCTTACAAACCTGAAAATCGTCAGTTATAACCCATTCGCCCTCATGGGCTTCTCTCCAATCGGATAGAAGTTTCTTCTCTGGGTAGAAATTACGAAACTCATCCACATTTTCATATAGAACTTCTAGATTTCGGGAAATTTTCTTTGTTCGCACCTATACTACTCCCA